TCAGATTTTACCGAAGAGTTTGATAAAACAGAAAATTCTTCAAAATTTGATGTTGTTAAAACTGGAAGAATTGGAGTAACTTCTACTTCTTCAGTTACTTTAACGACAACAAATCTCGACTTTGATTTATACTACAACTTGGTTCCAGTTGATCTGACCGATAATCTTATTTCTAAGAAAGAAATTATCGTAGATAATGATAATATTGCTGCAAATAATAGATTAATTTTATCTCAAAGTTCTTATTATGGATTCCACAAAATAGTTGGAGTTGGACAAACGACGTTTACTTTTAATATTTTAAATTATCCAGAAAATCTATCGTATACTAGTTCTGATGGAGACTTCCAATACTATACTAATTCCAGAAATACAACTGGCGAAATTAAAGCAGTTGAAATAAAATCTCCAGGTAGATATTATAATACTTCTCCAGGTATAACATCAGTATTTTCTGCTACAGGTCGTGGTGCTATTTTAGAACCACTTACAATTTCTATTGGAAAAGTTAACCGAGTTGAGATAGAAGACATTGGATTTGATTATCCAGCGGATTCAACTTTACGTCCATCTTCCAAATTACCTCAAATATTGAAAGTAAATCCACTCTCGATATTTAAGAGTGTTGGCGTTTCGTCAGTTGGAATTGATTATAGCGTTTCTCCAGAACTTGTGGTTATTGATTCGTATACCAATAAAGTTGTTAATGATGTCGAGTTAAAATATGATGCAAATGCAAAAACAGTAGAAATCGTAAAAAATACTGAGGGAATATACAATACCAAACCAACAATAATTCCAACCAATAACTCTAATGGAGTACCAATTAAGAATATTACATTTAATGGAACAAATAAAAATGTAACTGTTGAACTAAATGTTAATTATAGTTTCGGACAAACCTTCCCATTCAATGTTGGGGATAAAGTTTTAGTTGAAAGTGTTAGCGTTGGAACTGCATTAACTTCAAAAGGTTATAACTCTAAAAACTATAACTATTCTCTATTTACTTTAACTTCAGTAAATCCACAATATGGCGCATCGGGCGCAAATATTGTTTATAATCTTTCAAACTACTTATCAAATTCAGAATCTCCAGGCACTTTTGATGTTGAAAATTCTGCGGGTATTGTTGTTCCAGAAAAATATTTCCCAATATTCGATCCTATTTTAGAAAAATATAGATTCTTTAAAGGTGAAAAAGTAAATAGTGGGTCTTCAAGTGGTTTCGTATTAAACTGGAATGAGTATACTGAAGAGTTGAGATTATCATCCAGCGATACTTTTGAAGTCAATTCAACAATTGAAGGAGAAACTTCAAAAGCAAAAGGTTCAATTGTTACGGTTCAAGATTTTGATGCAGTTTATACTGTTGATGCATCTTCAGTTGTCAGAAAAGGATGGAAATCAGAAAGTGGATTTTTAAATAATCAGTTTCAGGTTACTTCTAATAATGATTATTATCAAAATTTCTCATACTCCATAAAATCTAAAGTTGACTATGAAACTTGGAATGATGCAATAGGAAATCTCAATCATACTTCTGGATTTAAAAAGTTTAGTGATTTAATCATTGAGTCGGTTGATTTTGAATTTACTGGCATAACAACATCTCAAGATAGTGGCGATTTTTCTGGATTAGCGGATTTAATAACAGAAATTGACCTAAATTGTACATATGATTTTGATCTCGCTAGGGAAAAAACATTAAATATTGATTCTGAATATTTCTCGAAAGAAATTATTTTAAATTCTGTTTCTCTGCAGGATGAGTTCCAATCAATAGGAAATAGAGTTCTTTCAATAGATGATTTTAGCAGTCAGTTTTCTAATTTCCCATCAGAACAAAATTATTCTAATGTAGATTCGTTTAGATTGTCCGATTTTAGATCCAAAAAATATATAACATATGTAAGGGACAAGAGATTTACTGGCGTTAGACAGATCTACCTAGTTTCTTTAATGCATGATAGTCTGGAAGGATACTTGAATCAGTATGCAAGATCAGAAACTAATGTTGATTTGGGATCGTTTGACTTCTCAATTTTTGGATCTGAGGGAACATTAGAATTTCACCCACTAAGTTACTTCTATAATAACTATGATATTAGTGTAATATCATATGGAATTGAAGATACCTCATCTGGGGTTGGAAGTACTTCTTTTGGTAGTTTGGTTGATGTAAGATCATCGACAACCACTGTTCCTGCAGGAACTACTGCAAGAACAAATATTGTTGGTATTGGATCCACTTACTTGGCATCAAAAATTCTAGTTCAGTTTTCTTCCACAAATGGTACATATTACCAGTTTGATGAGATAACTTTATTGAATGATGGAACTGATGTAAGTATTTTAGAATATGGTCGTTTGTCAAATACAAGTAGAGTTAGATATGTGGGAGAAGGAATAGGAACTTATTCGGCATATATTTCTGGATCAAATGTTAACTTAGATTTTACCCCAAATGTTGGTTTGGGAACTACTTATGTCATTAATACTCTCAGAGTTTCTATTGCAAGTACAAATGTTGGCATTACTACTGCATCCTTGCCATTTAATACCGCTGAAGTAAGATCTGGATATGTATCTATTTCTTCCTCACCAACTCCAACTCAAACTGGCATAACAACATATTCTAAAGAATATGGATCTTCATATTACATTGCCGTAGTTAAAGACACTACAAATGATGAGTATCAAGTTTCTGAAATAGTTGTCGTTGACGATGAAACTGAGGCATATCTATCTGAATTTGGTGTTGTGGAAACTTCTTCGGGTTTAGGAACTTTTGGGGTTGGTGTTAGCACCATAACAGGAACAACATTAACATTTACTCCAAATCCAAATATTTCCGCAGAAGTTAAAGTTTATCAAAACTCAATGCGAGTTGTTAGCACCGGAAATACTTTGCAATCTTATGATTTAGGGAACTCTAATATAGAGACCGATTATGGACAGTTTGAGGGAATTTATAACTCAATTAAGAGATCATTTGATTTAAAACATAAACAAATACCAATCTTCCAAAGAGTTTTTGATGCATCAGATACAACAGTTGTAAATGTCGCAAATAATTCTGTAAGAATTCCAAAACATTTTTATGTAACTGGTGAAGAAATTGTTTATAGTGAAGGGAATGGTAGTCCTATTGGAATTGCAACAACATCAATCTCAGGAATTGGATCCACAGATTTATTACCTTCATCAGTATTTGTAGTAAAGTTAAATGATTTGGACATAAGATTGGCAGCAAGTGCAGAGAATGCACTGAAAGCAATCCCAGAACCTCTTACAATTACTTCAGTTGGAATAGGAACAACTCATTCATTTACTGCCAAAAAACAAAATACCAAATGTTTGGTAACTATTGATAATTTCATCCAATCTCCTATTGTTTCCACTTCCACAACCTCAACTCTTACAAAAGCGGCTGCTTTTAATATAGTTGATTTGACTCTTTCTGGAATAACTTCTATTTTTGGGGGAGACTTATTAAAAATTAATAATGAGATAGTAAAGGTAAATACGGTTGGTTATGGATCAACCAATGCTTTATTGGTTGACAGAGGTTGGATGGGAACAAACGCAGAGAACCATTCTATTGGATCAACTGTTACAAAGATTATTGGCAACTATAACATCATTGAAAATACAATTCACTTTGTAGAAGCTCCATATGGAAACTCTCCGATTGGAACTATAACAAATAGACCCGATGATAGAGACTATACTGGAATTACCACTCGTTCCACATTTGATGGAAGAGTCTTTTTGAGATCAGGAATAGAAGATGATGCAAATGAACCTTACAGCAAAAATTATATTTTTGATAGTCTTTCTGAACAGTTTACTGGAATAAACACTGAATTTGTTTTAAAATCTTCCGGATCTAATGTTACTGGATTTTCTACTGGAGGAATGGTTCTTCTAATAAACAACATTTTCCAGGAACCCCAAAGACTTGGATCTGTCAATATTGGTGGTGATTATAAACTATCAGAAAATGCAGGAATAACAACTCTGGCATTTACGGGAACAATATCGTCAACTGCATATGATGTTAATAATGCAAGTGTTCCAAGGGGAGGAGTTATTGTTTCTGTAGCATCAACTCAAGGATTTGGTTATCAACCTCTTATTTCTGCGGGTGGAACCTCAGTAGTATCAATTTCCGGTACTATATCTAAAATCAGTGTTGGATATTCTGGATCTGGGTATAGATCCGCAGATAGATATGAAATCGTTACGAAAACTTCTTCAATTATTAGTTCAGGAAGTACCATCATTCCAGTAGATAATCAAAATGGAGTTCTTAATAAATTACAATACTCAACTTCAAACACAATAGGAATAGGATCAATATTCCAGGATGTTCTTATTGTAGGTGTTGGATTAACATATGTTCTTATTGGATCTGGAAGTACTTCTAGTCAGTCAATAGATTCTGGAACTTCCGCTTTAATAAGTCTCAATTCTCCAACTGCCGGACTAGTTGACGTTGGAGTAAAAACTGCCAGCAATGGAATTTTAAATTATGAGTTTATTGGTTTCTCCACTGTTTCTGCAGGACATATATCTACTAGCATAACCATTACAAATCCAGGATCTGGATATACATCCTCAAATCCACCCATTGTAGTATTCGATTCTCCAGATAGTTATGATAATATTCCTTTGGTTTACTCTTCAGGATCTTCTGGAATTGGAACCCAATCTACAGTCAATATTGTTGTAGGTCAAGGATCAAGTATAGTTGATTTTGAAATTAGAAATCTAGGTTATGCTTATAAAGTTTCTGAAGTTCTTACTATTCCTACGGGAGGTCTGACAGGAATTCCCACAGACTCATCAAAACCATTCAGAAAATTTGAGTTAATAATTGATCAAGTATTTGCAGATCTTTTCTCCGGATGGACTATTGGTGACTTCCAAGTAATTGATAAGATAGAAAACTTATTTAATGGCACTAGAAGAAACTTCCCAATTAAAATAAACGGAGACCAAACTTCTATTAGAGCAAGATCTGGATCAAATATTGATATTCAATCTGTCCTACTAATATTCATAAATGATGTCTTACAGGTACCCGGATTTGGATATACGTTTAATGGTGGAAGTACATTTACTTTCTCAGAACCTCCAAAAGAGGGTGACACGTGCAAGATATTGTTCTACAAAGGAACGGGATCCATTGATGTTACCTTCAATGACATTTTAGAATCCATTAAGATTGGAGATACTGTTAGATTGAATAGTGATACTTTATCACAAAAAGAAGATGAAAGATTAGTAACAGATATTGTTTCCTCCGATATTATTCAGACCAATCCTTATAATGGATATGGATTATCAACTGACGAAACTCTTTCTAGACCTATAATATGGTGCAGACAGACTGAAGATATTATTATTAGTGGACAAGAGATTGGAAAAAATAGAGAGATTTATGAACCTCTTATTCAACCAACCACTAATTTAATACAAAATGTAGGTTCGGCATCCACCGAAATATTTGTCGAAAGTGTGAAAATCTTCTTTGATGATGAGAGAGAAAATTCAACAACGCCATTCAAAACAAAAATACTTGTAATTTCTCAAGATGCTATAGTTGGTGCATCCGCAACTGCTGTAGTTTCTGCTGCGGGAACTATTTCTTCGTTGAATATTACAAGTGGTGGTTTAGGATTTACAACTAATCCGACGGTTGTAATTGGAAACCCAATAGGTGTTGGTACAACATCTACTGCTACTGCATCTATATCTTCTGGAATAGTAACTTCCTTTACTGTAACAAATCCAGGATCTGGATATACTTCATCAAAACCTCCACAAGTTCTAATTGAGTATCCATCTCTCAAATCAGAGAGAATTGAAGATGTTTCATATGAGGGTGATTTTGGAATAGTTGTTGGTGTTTCTACGATTTCAGTTGGCGTTGCATCAACTGGAATTGTATTTGATTTGTTTATCCCAACAGACTCTTATCTAAGAAATACTAATATTACAGTTGGAGTTGCATCAACTGGAATTAGTGGAATAAAAACTGATTACTACTTTACAATATTTAATTCTAATATTGGTTTCGGAGTAACCTCATTGGATTCCACAAATACAGTTGTTGGAGTTGGAACATCTTGTCTCGATAATGTATATAAAGTTGCTTCAGTTTCTATAGCACAAACAAGTGTTCCTGGAGTTGGATTAACTAATGTTTCTAGAGTTACTGTAAAGGTTTTGAGTTATAATGGTCTAACTGGAATGGGATACAGTAACTTCTATGGTCAATTTAGTTGGGGCAAAATAAATGCTCCTACTAGAAAGAGACCTTTGAGTTTTAATTCTTACAATACTAATGGGGTTTCCGGATTATCTACTAGCACAATAATTCGAAGAATAAATCCATTGAGATATGTTGGATATTCTACAAGCGTCCAATAATAACTATAAATAGATAAAAAACGACAAAAATGTCTGCGATTATAACTGATCAACTTAGAATATTAAACGCCAAAAACTTTGTTGCAGCAGCGACAACAAGTTCCAATAGTTATTATGCGTTTGTTGGATTACCTAATGCATCTAATTATGATGCAAATTGGGATTCACTTCCACCTGCACCAAAAGATAACTTTGATCAGGAAAATGATTATTGGGACACAATAATAGCTTTGAAAAAAATTACAAGTGGTGACGTGAGACAAGTAGTTAGAAAAACTACTTGGACTTCTGGAACAATCTATGACATGTACAGGCACGATATTAGTAGAACTAGTCTGTCTGTTCCATCAAATTCAACTAGTTTATATTCTGCAAACTTTTATGTAGTAAACAGTGATTATAGAGTTTATATCTGTTTATATAATGGTATTGATCCAGAAAATCCAACTGGAAAACCATCTTTAGATGAACCAACATTTACTGATTTAGAGCCAAGAGCGGCAGGTGACAGTGAAGATGGATATATATGGAAATACTTGTATACGATCAAACCAAGTGAGTTGGTTAAGTTCGAATCTACTAATTTTATTCCAGTTCCCTCAGATTGGGAAACTAACTCAGATTATGCTGCAGTTAGAAATAATGCATTGATTAGTGGTCAAATTAAAATTGCCCAAGTTTTAAGTAGAGGGGTTGGTATAGGAACTGCAAATAGAACTTACGCAAATGTTCCAATCTATGGAGATGGAACTGGTGCAAGATGCACAATTGTAGTTAATAGTGATTCAAAAGTAGAATCTGCTATTATCACAAATGGAGGATCTGGATATAGTTACGGTACTGTTGATTTAGTCGCAGGTGGAGTTCCAACTGGTACATCTACTCCAACATTTAAAGTAATTATTCCTCCCCAAAACGGACACGGATATGACATTTATAGAGAACTTGGTGCTTATAGAGTATTAGTTTACTCAAGAATCGAAAATGATACTGAAGATCCGGATTTTATCGTTGGTAACCAGATAGCAAGAGTTGGTATTGTAGAAAATCCTTTAGCATATGCTTCAGATTCTGTTTTAGTAAAAAATAAAGCAAGTGCATTATCCGCTTTAAAATTAGTCGGAACTGGATACAGTACTGCTAACTTTGTAGCAGATTCTTTTATCACTCAAACAGTTGGTCTTGGTTCAACTGCAATAGGTAGAGTTGTATCTTATGATAAAAATACTGGAGTTTTAAAATATTGGCAAGATAGAAATCTAGTTGGATTTAACAGTGATGGAACAGTAAATTCAACTCCTCTATATGGATTTAACTTAAATCGATTTACGTCTTTGCCAGATACTGGAGGATCTATAACTATTTCTGCTTCAGGTATAAGTGGATTGGGTATTGATACATCCTTTACCGGCGTATCTACCACAATAAATAATAGAAGATATTATTTGGGACAAACTTTTGTCAATGGGGTGTCAAATCCGGAAGTAGAAAAATATTCTGGAAACATAATTTATGTTGACAATAGACCTTCAATAACAAGATCGTCAAATCAAAAAGAAGATATCAAAGTCATTTTGCAGTTCTAAAGAATTATGCCACAGCAAACTAACCTAAATGTATCCCCATACTTTGACGACTTTGATAGGGAAGATCAATATTATCGCGTCCTATTTAAACCGGGATATCCTGTTCAAGCGAGAGAACTTACAACTCTCCAATCAATGCTCCAAAGTCAAATTGAACAAGTTGGCGATCACTTTTTCAAGGAAGGTTCTGTTGTAATACCTGGAAATATTAACTACATTGATAACTACTATGCCGTAGAACTCCAAGATAACTATCTCGGAGTTGATATTTTATCATATTTACCATATCTAATTGGCAAAACAATTAGAGGTGCTAATAGTGGAGTTAGAGCTGCAGTTGTAGGTGTACTGAGTTCTGGAGATTCTGAAAGAGGAAACAATACAATTTATGTAAACTTTTTAAATTCCGATGTTGTTTCAAATAGTTATCAGGGATTTTCTGCAAATGAAATTTTACTCGTAGAAAGTGGCATATCCTCACCAAACTCTTTAGACATAGAAAGAAATACTATTTTACAACCCAATGAGGGTTTTGCAGTAACGATTTCTTCAAATCCGAATTCAATCGGTTCCGCTGTTAGTTTATCTGAAGGTGTTTATTATTTAAGAGGTCATTTTGTAACTGTAGATGAACAAACAATAATTCTTGATCAATACTCAAATAATCCAAGTTACAGAGTTGGATTAGATGTTTTTGAAGTAATAGAAACTCCAGATGACAATATAGATCTGAATGATAATGCTCAGGGATTTTCTAATTATGCTGCACCTGGAGCAGATAGACTTTCCATAGTTGCAATTTTAACCAAAATACCCATTAATGATCCGAATCCAGTAGCAACTCCTAATTTTGTTCAATTATTGGAAGTTAGGAATGGTATTCTTCAGAGACAAATTAATAATCCAGATTATAATGTAATTGAAAAAGAACTAGCAAGGAGAACATATGATGAGTCGGGTAACTATTATGTAAAATCTCCTTCTGTTTCGGCAAAAGAAACTCTAGATGATCTAAAAGGAAATGGTGGTGTTTTTAAAGAAAACCAGTTAACATATAATAATAATAAAGCATCAGATGATTTAGCTACCTATACAATTTCTCCCCTCAAAGCTTTTGTGAGTGGTTATGAAATAGATGTTGTAGGAACTACTTACCTTGATTTTGAAAAACCAAGAACAACAAAGTTATTGGAAGATCAAAGTATAAACTATGTTACGGGTCCAACTTATACCCTCAACAGAGTATATGGATCGCCAGCATTGGGCATTTCAACTTCATATTCGTTAAGTCTGAGAAATTCTAGAGTTGGATCTAACTCTATTACTGCACCAGGAAAAGAGATTGGTGTTGCTAGAGTATATGATTTTGCATTAGAGTCTGGATCATACAATACATCAACTCCAAATGCAAATGAGTGGGATATTGCTTTATACGATATTCAAACTTATACAGAAATATCTTTAAATGAACCCATCACATTAACAACTCCAACTTACATTAAAGGAAAATCAAGTGGAGCGGTAGGTTTCTTAAGATATAATGCGTCAAACTCAGGAATCATTACCGCATATAATACTAAAGGAAATTTCGTAGTTGGTGAAAAGTTTATTTTTGATGGTATAGAAAATACAAGAGTTTCTACTGCAGTAACTGCATATTCTACTAATGATGTAAAATCTCTTTATGGTATAGTTGGCAGTGCCTCTACATTTACAGCAGATGTCAAGCAGTCTGCATTGGCAAATGTTGGTCAGGTTCAAATTAGTGCTACTGGAGGCGGAATAAGCACAGTAACTTCGGCAGACTTTATTTTTACGGGAATTGCAACCGTAGGTAATATTGTTGCTTTTTCAAATCCAGGATTATCTGTAAATACTTTCGCAAAAATAGAAACAGTATCTCAAAGTGCAATCACAATCTCCGGAATTACAACAGTAACTGGAGTTTGTGATGGTGGTTTACCAACATTGACTATTAATCCAAGTGATTTTAAAATTCTATTCTCTAACTTCCAATCATCTGTAGATAACACATTATACACTACTTTACCAAAAAGAAATATTGAATCTGTAGATCTAACAAATTCTACACTAACTATAAGAAAACAGTACAACGTAACCATATCTACAAATTCAACGAATACTGTTATTGCAGAATCCGATGAGACGTTTTTACCATATGATGAAGAAAGATATGTTCTTATTACAGATAGTGGTATTACAGAAAGTCTAAGTTCAGATAAGTTAGTATTTTCTAGTGGCGGAAGAGAGATAACAATAAATGGATTAACAACTTCTTCTGGTACCGGAAAACTAATTGCAACTCTAAGAAAAGTCGATATTGACTCAAAAGTAAAAAATAAGAATAGAATCCAAACATTAATAGTTGATAAGTCAAAATATCAGTATTCTGGAATCGGAGCGACAACTAACAATGATGGTCTGACATATGGCACTTATCCATACGGGACCAGAGTTCAGGATGAAGAAATTTGTCTACTGCAACCAGATGCAACAGTATTGTATGGAATCTATGAGTCTAATGATACTTCAGATGCAGAACTGCCAAGTTTAACTCTAACAACTATCAATGGACCAACAGCAAAAACTGATGATCTATTAATTGGCGAAGAGTTTGTAGGATCACTTAGTGGTTCAGTTGGTGTA